AGGAACAACGCAAAACGGAGGAACATGTACTGCTTGTGCTCAAATCCCAGTAACATCTTCAACACAGCCACAGTCAGGAGGCAATTTTTTTAAGCCAGCAGGCCCAATGCCAGGCCCATTTGTAGGTTCATCATGGGGAGCCGCATTTAATAAATGGCCTGGTGTAAATGATGTAGGAGGAGACAGAAATTATTTAAAGAGTTATAATGCAAACAATAATATTATAGGAAAAGATCCACAATTACAAATGTCAATGAATGATGCTGGATACAAAAGCATGTATAGCAAAGTCGGAGGATATAGATATGATACTAAGCCATCAACAAGATCTTCTTCTAGTTCTACATTGTCATCAGCTTCAGAAAGTAATTCTAATTCAAAATCGAAATCGAAGTCTAAATCGAAGACAAAATCTATTAAAGGAGGTAGTTTAGTTCCACAAGATTTGGTTAATTTAGGAAGCGATTTTACTTTTAATTTAAAAAGCGCATATAATGCGTTAAATGGATACCCTCCTCCAGTAGATCCATTGCCATATAAACAATTCACTAATTTGTATAATAATGGTAGAGTAGTAGTTTAATTATTTTCTAAATATAATACATAATATGGCGTTTCCTACTAAGCTAAGTCAGTTGTGCACTCCATCGTATGTGTATTTTATTATGTCCGTTTTGATGATAGCAATTTCTGCTGTTCAAAATATGGGAAATAGTTACAAATACAATTTAGGAATGTTTTCTTGCCAAGTACCAAGTTGTATTGCGGTTTTTATTGTAAAGATAGTATATATTCTTTTCTGGACTTGGATCTTGAATTTGATGTGCAATGATGGTCATACTGGAATCGCTTGGTTCTTAGTATTGCTTCCCTTTGTCCTTCTATTTATTATTCTTGGAACAGTAATGATGTATCAGAAGAAAAACAAGAGGAATGGAATGTGCAATAAGAATTGTCCTTGCAATAAATAAATTTTATAAACACATATGAAATAATTTATGTGTTTAATATAAATGCCTCTGAAATATGTTGATTCAAAAGATGAATTACCTCCGAATAGTGATACTGATTGTCCTATTTGCTTTGAGCCAATAGACCTTGATAACACAGAAGGACCAGGCAAAAGTTGTGTAATATGTTCTGAATGTGGTCACAGGTTTCATTATGGTTGCTTCATGAAGTCAAAAAGCAATAAATGTCCTATTTGTAGAGGGGTTGATACAATGCGTATGTGTAATTCGATATTAGGGTATTCGTATGTTGAAAGAAAGGGTGGTAAAAAAAGACCTAGTAAAAGAAGAACTAGTAAAAGAAGAACTAGCAAAAGAAGAAAAACACATAGATCTAAATGTTGAATGTTACAAATCTAATTATAAATATATTAATTTTAAAGCAAATATTTTATATTGAGTATATATAAAATATGAGCAAAATACAAACGATAATTTGTTTATTCATTTTTATAGTTATAGTGTTTTCAATGGATATGATATTTGGTAATCCTTTGAAAGAAACATTTAGTGGAGTTTCTTGGAATAAAGGATTAGGTGTTGGTATTGGTAAAAGTGGACTTGGTCAAGGTACAGGTATTGGAGGCGTTGGTTCTACATTAAATTATAAACCACCATTTCAACAAAATCAGTTAAATGCTAATGTGTTATATGAATCACCAAACGCGATACTAGCAGTAACACCTAATCGCTATGTAAAGAGTCAATCAGATGATCAACCGTTTCATTTTAGTTTCCCTTTTTAATTATAAACAATATAAAAAATATAAAAAATATAAAGACTTATGAATATAGAATATATATGAAAATTTTTTATACAGGAATAGGCTGTAATAAAACAGGAGAACATAGTGAAACTGAATTTTTGAATATTATGGATAGAGCATTCACACATAAAAATTGGAAATATGAATTAGAACAAATTCCAAGAGAACAGCATTACCAACTTCAATTCAAAGATTGGATTTTACCGGATGATTTTATATTTTTTACATTAAAAGATTGGATAGAATATTCAGGAGCTGAAATAGTCGATTAAAGTATGTTTATCCAAAAACAGTATATTTGGCAGAATACATTCCAAACAAAATCAAAAACATTCCTACATAATCGTCTACAGTTGTAGGTAATTTAAGCCAAAATGCGTTAGACCATAGCTGCGCTAAAAAGTCAAACACGTAAGAAGATAATGAAATTTGAGCGGCCGATAAAAATGTATTGCCAATACGATTAGCAGGGATCAAAAACATCCATTCAATAGATGCCCAAAACTCAGATGATAATATTTTTGCTAATATACCTGCATCTTTCATATCGGGGGTGGTTTGAGTAAATAAAGCAAAATCCATTGTTAGACCAATCATAATATTTAGAAAAAGCCAAAATATAAAAGTTAATACAAAATTCATCTTTATATATTAGTTTAAGAAATATACTTTTGGCTAAACTTTTCTTAAAAGTATATATATATAAAAGATGGATTATTCAAAGCTACCATATTATGTATTATTCTTATGTTTGTTTATATTGGCACAAAGTTTGTCTATGTGGGGCCAATATGTAACATTGCCATATAAAAATTTATCAATGTGGGAAGCATATAAAATGGCTATACCATTTGCTTGGTTGGATTGGGTTGTGATGACATTTACAGTAATGGTAGGGCATAAGTATGAATTGGTAACACCAACACAAGATACTTTTTTACTAATTATCATCCAATTTTGTTTGATTTTAATAATAAACCAATTTTACTTAAAACAAAAGGTATCTAGAAGTGATATAGTCGCATTCTTCATTATTTTATTTGGTTTCTTTGTTAGTTTCTTACACTTGGTATCTAAGATTTTTAATATACCAATTCCAGAACATCCAGGAACAGACAATCCGGATGAAGCATCTGCTACTACTAAAACTTTAAGATACAGAGAATTAAATGCTAACCCAGCTAAAGAATTAGATTACGCTGAAATAAAAGAAGTTACAGAAACTGATGCAAGATAATTATTGTATATGTTTATAACCCTTAGTAAAAAATAATATTAGATTAATATATGTCTAATATTATTAAGGTAAAAAATGGAATAAGATATGATATGAATGGTTGGACATATGTATCAATAAAAGGGGAACCAAAAGAACGTGGATACGCATATGGTAAATTAATTAAAGAAGATATGAAAGAGGTGCGACGTATTTTAGATTTCATAATTTATACCGATTTTGGAGTAAAGTGGGAATTTTTTATTGAATCAACTAAGAAGTATTTTACACCGAAAATAAAGGAGAACTTTCCTGAATTTTATGAAGAAATGGATGGGTTTGCACAAGGTGCAAATATGACTATTGACGAAGTAGTTGCTTGGAATAACTATTTTACTCTTACTGAAGGTTGGTGGTCAAATATGCCAGAGGAGGAAGTCATTGCAGTTAAAGGGGCTTCTGTTTCTAATTCGTCCGCAGTTAAAGAAGGTGGCGCACAAGAGCGTTGTTCAGCTTTTCTTGCAGTTGGCGATTGGACTGCTGATGGAAAAATCGTTTGTGCTCACAATAACTTTTCGAATTTTGCGGATGGACAATTGGCCAAATATGTGATTGATATAAAGCCAACAAAAGGGAATCGTATTTTGATGATGGGATTTCCTGGATGGATCTGGTCAGGTACTGATTTTTTCGTTACTTCTGCTGGAATATTAGGAACAGAAACAACAATTGGTGGATTTATTGCTTATGAAAATAATATTCCAATTGCTTGTCGTATTCGTAACGCGATGCAATATGGAAAAAATCTAGACGATTATGAAAGAATGTTATTGGATGGTAATTCTGGCGACTATGCTAACTCTTGGTTATTTGGAGATACTAACAAAAATGAAATAATGAGAATAGAATTGGGTTTGAGATTCCATAATACCGAGCGTACTAAAAACGGATATTTTATTGGGTTTAATGCTCCATATGATCCCAGAATTAGAAACCTGGAATGTGTTAATACAGGTATAGATGATATAAGAAGGCATCAAGGAGCTAGAAAGGTGCGTTTAGGTGATTTAATGGATGAACATAAAGGTAAATTAAACATAGACATAGCACAAAAGATATTAGCAGACCATTATGATGTGTATTTAAACAAAGAAAATCCGTGTTCTAGAACGTGTTGTTCACATTATGAATTAGATGCGCGTGAATATATGTCAGACCCATCAAGACCGAAACCATTTCAACCACGTGGGGCATTAGATGGAAATGTGATAGATACGACAATGGCGAAATCGATGTCTTTCTCATTGCGTTTGGGAAATTCGTGTGGAACACCATTCGATAAAAATAAGTTTTGTAACGAAAACCGGGTATGGGATTATTTACGACCATATTTACACGATAGACCTCATCAACCGTGGACAACATTTAGCATTACGAATTCGATTAATAAAAATACAAAAAATAAAACATTTCTTAGAACTAGAACAACAAGAACTAGAACTAACAAGTCAAAGACTAAAAAAAGTATGTAAAGAATAGAAAAATTTATTTATAATATATAATATATAATATATATAATATATTATGTCAAATATAGATGATATGTTAATAATAACAATTGTTATACAAACACATGGAAAAGTAATAACATATGAATTAGATAATACAACTGCAAAAATATTTGAAAATGTCTTGATGTTATGTAAGGCAGGTGGTTTTGTTGATAATTATTCTACTGCAGCTGATGAATTAATGTTAGTTGGTGCTTTATCAAATTACTTTCGTAAAGATATTGAAACAACAACATATGATATAATAAGTCAATCAAAAAAAGGAATAGTTATAGGAAATATAACATTTGATAAGGAATTGTCTATATATGAAGATGAAACAAGTATGTTCAAAATGTTTGACCCAATAAGTTATATAAAGGGTATATATTTATTATCTATTCACCAAGGAAAAAAATTTATATATCCTAAAAATCCAAATGAAAAAGTAATAAATTTTATGAATGTAAATGATTTATCTAGATTTGCACAAATATTCAATAAAAGGGCTCCAAATATATCCGATATGTCAACACCATTGTCTTTACAAAAAAAAAATAAAAAAAAATATATTGATGAAAAAAATATGATTGAAAATAATAAAAA